GCACTAGTATACCTTACCCAGTAAGTTCCTCCATTTATAACATCTAAATCAGGTACTCCTGCCCAACTTAGATTAGCCTGGTCACCTTGAGATATCATGAAGAACTCTGTGACGTTGTTAGGAGGTGTTAATTTACCATATATTTCATCTGACCAAATAGCAAAAGGTGAGTATAACATTAGAAAATTCTCCTTGTTTTAACTCGAAACTCTAGCGTACCTGCTGGAGCATCATCAATAATAGCACTTTGTGCCGAGGTTTCCCCAATGGAAATCCAATTTGTAATAGCAGGCGCCTTTCTTCTCAATAGTTAAATTAGATGGGGAAGGTATTGGATCACTAGGATTAGGTAAACTACTAGTAGACTTGGATGAGAAGGATATATTCTCCTCTATTAATCCATACTTCGCTCCATGATACTTCAATCCTGAAATTTCAACCANATTAGGGCCAGACTCCCTAGTCATTAATACTCTAAAATCTTGNGCCTCTACCGACCCCATCTCCTCCAATATCCACATATAATTAGTAGTAGGAGTATTGGCAAATGCAGAGGTCACTGTAATTTCGGTTACTTTCTCTGTAGTACTAACACTGGTGACATCCTTGGTCTCTACCCACACATAAGGCTTCCATTCATTATCTACGTTTGCATTTAAACAAGTCTCCTGAGTAGTCTCAGCTTGTTTAACTCCAGACTGTATACAAGCTTCTTCTGTATTAATTAGAGATAACTTATAAAGTTTAGCCGTAGTAACAGAAGTAGGAGCATCTAATTTAATAGTAGTAGTTGTACTACCTGCTGCAATTCTACCTCCATAACGAATACCCGCTCTATGGGAGTCGGCTATCTTAATAAGGTCTCCTGGTCTAATTACTGCACCTTCCATACCTGTTGTAAATGTTACAGTTTCAGTCTCATGTCTTTCAGTATATAAAACCCACTTGCCAACTCTACGAGCCTGTCCTTGGGAAGTACAACCTACAGCAACTATAGACGTAGAAAAAATCTGGTTATTAGCATTAACTATCCCTGGAGCATCCTCTACATATTCAACATTCTGCCTATAAAAATCCTCTGGATTGTTCCAAGTAACATGTGCTACGTTATGTCTCTGTTTCCTAGAGGTTCCTTCATAAGTAAATATGCCATCAATAACATTAGCATCAGAAAAATTCATAACTGGGTCTTTAGGTGCATCTTGTATAGCACTAATTTGCCCTTGTTGCCAGTATATCATACCTCGGAAAACTGAGGATATATCATTAAGTACTTTGAAAGCTTCTTCTCGTCCTTGTAAGTATAAATTACAAGTAAATCGTGCCTCTTTATTGCCCCAGCCGTCGTCAACTCCAATAAAGTTTCCTGAGTTGTCCACGGCATCACAATACTTTCCAATTTCATATAATGACCACTTATCCATCTGATTAGCAGAAAGCCATTTACCTAATCCGTATCTGTCATCAGTACATAAGTCGTATAAAATCCAAGCAGGATTACAAGTCCATGCAATATCAAATGTACCGTCCCACGAGCCTGTGTACAAAGTACCTCCAGGCGAGGTACCTATCCAGGTACCGCCAGCTTGCGTACATCTATCCTGTCGTCTATAACCAGCTAATGAACAGTGGCCTGGATCGTAAGGAGTATAGTTACTAGGAACTTTTATCTTTACTCCTTTTATTTCATATGCTCGATTAGGGATAGAAGTAAACTGTCTAGCGTCTACCTGCGTAGCTATTATAGCGCTATTAGGGTATCTTAATTTATTATCTATAATTTTAGCATAAGAACTAAAAAATATTTTATTTTGTATTTTTGTAGAAGAAGCGTCGTCGCTAGTCCTTTCCACTTTAATAGCTATAGAAGTAAACCCAGAAGACTTCCAAGTTGCTGGTATATCTATTCTATACGCTCTTTCGTACTTTGCTGATGTTTTCCCTGTAAAAGAGTCTGTTTTTGCTAATATCCAAGAACCATCATTATCTTTTTCAATATAAATTTTGAAGGATACGGTAGAACCGTGTAAGTCTCCTTTATCATTCTCCGCATCTAAAAGTGATGGAGTATGTATTATAACTCTTATGGCATCCACTGTAGTAGATGAGAATGTTTCAGTTATGGCTCCAGGAGGCACTTTAGTTACTATAATTCCTACGCCCACTGAATTTTCTGTTCCTGCAAACCCGGGTATATGAGTCTGAGAATTGGTACCTTCTCTAGTAATGTAAGCTACATCGTCAAAGTTACTGCCCCCCGCAGAATCCTGTAGAGGGGTTTCATTTAAGTAAATAGATTTTTCCGCGTTTAATAACCCTACTATTTCACCTTCGGATAGCAAATCAATAATTCTAGCTTTAGAATCTGAAAATAATGTATCGTCATCTTCTATAGCTGCACCACCACCACCGCCTTTACCACCGCCAGCACCTCTAATCCAATCTTTATTACTCATGGTGTATAATCCTCTGGTGAAACTCCTGAACTTATAACAGTTCCCCCTATTAATAATTGCCCGTAACATACTGGGATGGCATAGCCTTGTCTAGCTGTGTTAGATGCCCCATCAAAACCATAGTTTGTAGGCTTATCTCCATCTGGAAGTTCAGGGGTTGGTGCTAACATAGAGGCGATTCCTCCCAATATTAAGCCTCCAGCGAACTTCATTGCCATAGTACCCATAGAACCAGCATTAGCTACTCCCATGCTTATAGTATCAAATACACCAAGGCTTGTTGTCAATCCGCCACCTACAGCACCGCCACCTGCAGTACTAGCCAAAGCTGCAGCTTCACCTGCTGCTATTATAGATTGTCCATATATATAGAATCCACTAATGATCATAACACCTAGTAGTATCATACCTAGGCCTTTACTTTTTGCTCCAAGTATTACAGGTATTATTTTAATTTCTTGACGCCCCGAAGGGTGTCCTAGCTCAGAATAGTCATTAATATAAGACTTTCCTACCATTACTTTATACCCGACACCTCGTTCTTCTGAATAAGCAACGAACTGTCTAAATCCTTGGTTATTTGCAGATAGAGCTTTGAAGGCCTCTCCAGGCGAGTTTACATCTAAGGACCANTAGACCTTTACTTTTTGCTCCAAGTATTACAGGTATTATTTTAATTTCTTGACGACCTGAAGGATTTCCTAATTCAGAGTAGTCATTAATATAAGACTTTCCTACTATTACTTTATACCCAACACCTCGTTCTTCTGAAGAAGCTACGAATTGTCTGAATCCTATATTATTAACATCGAGGGCTCTGAAAGCTTCTCCAGGCGAGTTTACATCTAAGGACCAGTCCTTACCGTACTTTTCTGCTAATTCTCCGTAAAG